GTGCCAGTACTACCAACAGTCATAGTAACTCTTGTGATAGCACGATAACGAGCAGAAGGAGGTGTAGGTAAATAAGGAACACATGAAACAACCTAATAAAGTTGTTCCATGGTTATGTCCAGTCCAGTGATGAACCCCAGCATAGCTATTTATCATCACTATAATTAATTAATATAAAGCATCATTACATGGTAATTAATTAAGCAAAGCAACATGGTTGAATAAGTGATGGATTGAAATCCAACATTAGTTACTTTATGTTGAGTTTATCCCTTCATCAATAAGTGTTAGCTCTATCAACATTGTTGTGTCCTTTTCCACGCACTCAGCAACAAGATTGGTTACGAGTTGGCATCTCATGTACATCAAGTTGTGTGCATTGTGTAATTAGGCAATGATTGACAAGGCAGTGGCCACTAACCCAGTTGACTACCGATAAACTTAGCATTAAAGTGTTGTAGCTGCTACTACAACCTAATGAGGTCTCCTCGCTTCTCTAAATGTATTATATAGACTTAAGCCATTATAAGCCAAATTAAAAGCACTGCCAACCATCTCTGTTGCAGTGCTTTGAAGTGAAGAGAGCACGCTAGAATGTGATTTCACAATCTCCTGCGATTTCAAAGCACCACCTACATCACTATGTGCAGGTATCTTACCAGGAACATTAATTCCGCTATATTCAACAATCACTGCTAATGTACAATAGTACATATCTCCAGGATTTCCTACCACCAGAAATGCGCCTAACGGTGCAGTGCCACTACCATCGTGTGGGTCTTGATAAGTCATTTCGTCAGCTTTATACGGACTCCACAACATCGAGAGCTCAGTATCAAGAAGGTGATTGGCTGACACAGTAACAGTTTCAGAGAAACCACTAAAGTCACTGACAGTAAATAGGTCCATTGGGTCATTTATTGGATGCATTAATGCATATCCCACTCCTTTCGTTGTTAACTCAGGTGAGATATTAGTGAGTCTCAGTCCAGCAGAGACGATACGAGCTTGTATCTCTGTCGAAGCAGTTCCAACTTGTGCACCAGTGTAAGGTAGTTGAGTGTACATCGCACTAACCACTCCAGTAGCATGCACATCAATGATTGTCCCAGAATAGGAATTTGTGGTGAACCAAATTCCAGTGGCATCATTAGAACTACGAGGTGTGAATCCAATAAATCCAGTGCCAGTACTACCAACAGTCATAGTAACTCTTGTGATAGCACGATAACGAGCAGAAGGAGGTGTAGGTAAATAAGGAACACATGAGAGTGGTCCGGTCCAGGGATCAATGAGGGCTAAGTAATATTCACGGGCACATTGTGTGTTAACTCCGCTAGGATACTTAACACGTTTGTAAGCTCTTGAATTTCTCGGCGATCTCAGCTTTTGTTTGGATTGTTGTGTTTGTTGTGTTGATTGTTTTGTTTGTTTTGGTGTGAAGGGTTTCCCCATCTTTAATTTTGGTAAATTGTTTGCATTCATAATGCCTGACGATCTCCGTCGGCTCATAGATAAAGTGAACACCTTTATCATAGCGTACTTGGAATTGTGATTCTGCACAAACATCCACTATAGGTAGTGCATTAATCATTTCCTCCATAATTAGTTGGAGATCAACACTAATATTAAAAGCAATTGCAAAACTGGATCTGGTCTCTAGATCAATGCCATCATCAGAGTGAACATACTCCTTTGATGCTCTGTATCCCAATTCATTTCTAAGATTCGAAAATTTCGCCCCAGCTCCTAAGAGTTGGAGGTAGTTTCCGAAAGCACTCAAGACAGGGATACCAGCATTAATTATTGACTCACACATGCCAGTAGATAATATAGCAGACTTAGGGTTAAACTTCCATATTTCTCCAATACCTGTTCCAGAATTTCCTAAGACTTTATGTGGATTTCTAACAAATTTATAAGATCCTTTGTACTTTATGGGTCTTGATTGACACCATTCAATTTCTTCCATGTAATAAGCGATTGACTCAATTTTGATTACCATACCACAATCATTAAACCATTTGTCAATACGTCTTTGCACTTTAGTTAAGTCATCAACTTCAATGAATAACAAGCAGTCATCGCCGTCATCAAGTATATCAAATTTTACGTTCATCATCCTGCAAAACGCTGTTACCATAATTATCATCAAGATACAATTTCCAAGAGCAGTGTTAATGTCACCGGAGCATCTTCTACCTTCCATTCTATATCTGGTTCCATCAGAAAACTTTCCTCTGTTGTTCAATTGTTGTTCCAACAACTCGGCTAAGAATGGATCATGA